CGCCGGTCGCCCGACCTGTTGTTTAAGAAAGGGGGGATTTCTGTTCATGGGCACGACGCGCATTGATCTCACAGGGCAGCAATTCGGATGTTGGCGGGTGATCGGGCTCGACAGAATGGAACGTTCAGGAGCTTTTTGGAACTGCGTCTGCGAGTGCGGAAGGGAGCATAGTGTCGTAGCGCGCACGCTACTCAATGGAACATCGACAAGGTGCCAGTCCTGCGCGAGTCGAAGGCACGGAATGTGGGAGTCGCCTGAGCACAACTCCTGGCGTTCGATGGTCAAGCGCTGCACCTACCCGAAAGCGACAGGCTTCAAGAACTGGGGCGGTCGTGGCATCACGGTTTGCGAGCGATGGCTTCACTCTTTCGAGGCGTTCTATGCGGACATGGGTCCGCGCCCCGAAGGGACGACGCTCGACCGCCGCGACAACGACCTCGGCTACTCGCCAGACAACTGCCGATGGGCGACGCGTTCGGAGCAGAATGCTAACCAGAGGCCGAGGCGAAAGCGCGCCTCCGTCGTGTGTGAGAGTGCGGCTTGAACCACGTCGGGTTCTCTAGGTATCGGGTCGCTTGCGTATTCTCAGGGTCCTTTGGCGGGGCGGGCGGCCTCGGTGGTGACGGCGACCGCCCCCCCCGACCAGACAAAGGCGGTTTTTTTGCACCGCAGGATTGGAAAACGATGGAACTCCGAAGTTTGATGAACGAGGAAGGGTGAGCGGATGCCACAGCTGGTTTCATACGAGGACCTGGCCCGCGTGATGGACGTGCAGCCTAAGTCAGTCTCCGACTTGGTCGCAAAGGGCATGCCACACGAGGCGCGGGGCCAGTACGACGTGGGCCGGTGCCTCGCCTGGTACGTTCGCTACCTCCATGCGCAGATGAACCGAAGGGGCATCACCGAGGAAGAACGGAACAGCGGCGTCAACCTTCGCGTCGAGCGTCACCGGCTCCTGAAGATCCAGGCCGATCTCGGCGAGCTTGAATTTGACCAGCGGGTCGGGAAGCTCATCCCGATCTCGGTCTACGAGAAGCTGCTGATCAACTGGGCCGTCACCATTCGCCAGCGCGTGCTCGCGCTCCCTGCGCGTCTTGCGGGCATGCTGGTGGGTCTTGACCGGCGTGCCATTCAGGACGTCATCGACCGCGAGGGTCGCAACATGCTGTCGATTCTCAGCCAGGAGAGGCCGACTGAGAGGCTGGCTGATCTCCCTGTCACCGCTGTTACGGAAAACGGGACGCAGGCGCGGAGGGGCACGGTATGAAAGTCGCCGTAAAGTTCTGGCAAGAGTCGAAGTCGCTGGACGTTTCCCTTTACGCGGAGACTCCAGCTGAACTCGCGCAGCTGCGCTGGTTCGAGGAGCAGGCAGCCCGAGTCGGTGGTGTCAATCCGCGAACAAACCGTCCAAGTTACACGCCGCTGCCCTTCCATTTCTCCGTCAAGGTCCCCGCCTCCCAGGAGGAGATGAAAGAAGGCGCGACCGGCATGATCTCGCAGGGCATCCAGGGCCACGCACGTCTGGCGGACGTGCCGCTGACCGGCGCGTGGCCTAAATCAGGAAGGGCGTCGTGAACTGCATCGTCCTGGGATGGGCTGGCGCGCTGGGGATGTGGTTCGTCCTCAAAGGTATCGAAGTTTATGCCAGGAGGAGAAGGGGCGCGCAGGCTTCGCGAGAGGCGGAGCTTCAGCCGATTCAGCAAGTTCCACGGCGGACGCGCCGCCAGGTGGCACGAGGCCAGACACCGAAACCAGAACGGCCTGTTACCAAAACCGGAACGCAGTAATAAGGATAGGCGAGCGCACCCGCCAGCAGGGAGCACCTATGGTTTTCTGGATCATCGTCGAGCTTGTCCTCCTGGTCGCAACGACCGTGCTCACGGCGCTGCTGGCGAAATCTCCGAAGGCGAGCTCCCTCGGGACTTTCCAATCGCCGACCGCGGAAGAGGGCCGCGTGATCCCCGTGATTTTCGGAACGGTCCTACTGAAGGGAGCGAACGTCGTGTGGTACGGCGATTTGAAGGCGACTCCCATTAAGGTGGGCTTGAAATTGCCGTGGTGGGCCGGAGGGCTCCTCTTTCCGCCGAAAACTGCCGGCTTCAAATATGCCATGGGCATGCAGATGGTGCTCTGCCACGGCCCGGTCGACGGGCTGGTTTCAGTGGGCTTCGCGCAGAACCAGAGCGGCGTCCACGTCGGCGATGGCCAGGTGTTGGGCGTCTCCGTGCCTCCCGACGCGCATACGCAAACCTGGACGCTCACCTGCCGGGTAGACACGACCAAGTTCACAGTGGTGGGTTCGATCGATGGCTCATTTGCGGATGCGACCGTGGGCGTGCCCTATGCCCACTCGCAGGTCGGGTTCCTGATTGTAGCTGGCCCCACCACTCCGTTCCAAACCGGGGACGAATTCATTTTCGATACGGTGGTGCCCACTGGCATTTTCGCTGCCAGCAAAGCGGTGCAGTACACGACCGCATCGGTCGCGGGCGTCGGGGGCGAGGACTACGTTGACGTTGAGATCACCGATAACCGGAACAACAAAAATCTCTTCGGTGGGGATCTCAGCGCCGGCGGCATTTCGGGCCCCTGTTCGTTCTACCGCGGGCTGCGCACGTCGCTCCCGAGCGCGTATCTCAGCGCGCACTTGCCCGGCGCGAACCCGGCTCCGGCCTACCTGGGCATCTGCCACTTTGTGATGCGCCAGGTCTATATCGGCACCACGACCACGATCAACGACATGGCCTTCGTGGTGCAGCGCTGCCCGGACCCGCTCGGCACGCACGATCACAACATCAACGGCGATGCGAACCCGGCGTGGATGATCTGGGACTGGATGACGAACCCGGTGTACGGCCTCGGCATCGCGACGGCGCGTTTCGATTCCGCGACCTTCATCGCCGCCGCAGCCACGCTCTACACCGAAAAGATGGGCATGAGCACGATCACCGACACCGAGACAAGCGCCGATCAGGTGATCGCCGAGATTCTCCGCCACATCGACGCTGTTCTGTTTACCGATCCCGCGACCGGCCTCTGGACGCTCCACCTGGTGCGCGCCGACTACGACCCGACGACCCTGCCCGAACTGACGCCGGAGGACATCCTGGAGCCGCCCGAAATGTCGCGGGTCTCATGGGAGGAGACGCTGAACGAAGTGAAGGTGAAGTACATCGACCGCAACCTGTTTTTCACCGAGCGCGTGGTGCAGGCGCACGAGTCGGCGAATCACGCGGTGCGTGGCATGATCGGCAGCGCCACGTTTGACTTCCACGGGTTCAGCAACAGTTCGATGGCGCAGTTCGCGGCCACCCGCGACCTGAAGACTCACTCTTACCCGCTCATGCAGCTGAAGGTGATCGCCAACCGCATCGCCTGGAATTTCCGCATGGGAGGCGTGTTCCGTTTAACGTGGCCCGCGCTCGGGATCTACCGGATGGTCGTGCGCATCGCCGCAATCAATTACGGCGCTCTCGAAAACGCACACATCGAGATCAATTGCGTCGAGGACATCTTCGCCATTTCAAGCACCGGGTACGTGCCCCCGCCGTTCCCCGGCTGGAACCCGCCGCCCACCGGACCTCCGCCTCCGCCCGTCGCCGAGGAGTTGATGGAGGCTCCCTACTTCATGACTGGCGTCGCCCGTCAGGCGCTGGCGATGGCTGCACGTGGGGATCAGATCACCCAAGGGTTCAGCATTCTCTCTTCCGGCGTCGACGTCGCAGACGATCAGCCGTTCACTCCCTATGGCGTGCTGCACGCCGCGTACCCGGCGCGCACGCCGATGGATGATGCTACCGGCTTTGTGTGCGCCGCCGCGCCCCAGGTTGACCTCGAAGGGCTGATCGCGATCGATCCATCGCTTCGACTGCAGGGCCTGAACCTTTGCGTGATCGACAACGAGATCCTCGCGTTCACGACGCCGACCTATAACGGCGACGGCACCGTGAGCTTCGGCGGCGTGCTCCGCGGCCTCTTCGACACCGTGCCCGCCGACCACGCGATGACCGCACCGGTGTGGTTTGTCGGCGAGCGTGCGGGAATTGTGAACATCATTCCCTTCCCCGCGGACGTCTCGCTCAGTGTGAAGTGCCTGCCCACCAACAACTACGGCACGACCGATCCGGCTCTGGTGACCGCGGTGGCGCTCACGACCAACAGCAGAGCGCAGAACCCTTACCCGCCCGGCGATGTTCTGATTAACGGAATTTCGTACCCGCGGTCGACCTTGCTCGATGCGGTGATGACCTGGGCCGACCGCAACCGCGTTGCCCAGGGGCAGATCGGTCTGATCCAGAGTGCAGCGAGCGTGGCAGGCGGCGTCGAGGGTAACTACACGATCGCCATCCTGATCAACGGTGTTCTGATTACCACGCACACGGGGCAGACAGGAAACACTTTCACCTACTCGCTGGCGCAGCGCTTGATCGACAACCCGAACGGCGGGCTGCCCACTTCCATCAGGATCACGCCGGTCAATGGCACGCTGGTCGGGAACCCGCGCACGGTACCGTTCCTGATGACCGGGTTCGGAGTGATGTTCGGCATGGAATTTGGCGGGCAACAGGCATGATTCGCAGCATAACCAGAGGGGCAAGGAGGAACTGAAGATGCCGACAAAGGACGTCAGAGTTC